CTCCACCAGCTGCTGGAGAATTACCTTTCATTGCTTCCCACCAGAGAATTTGGAACTCTACAGGAAATTCCTGAATGTTTGGGGTATTATAATCTAGAGTAATCGCTCCAATAGAAGTTGGGAAAATATCATAAAAATGATATGCCCTAAGAGTTGATCCATCACGATCAAGTTGGTAAACAAATGCATCTGCGGTATATGCAGTTGGATCAGTTTCACCAGTGTTGTCAGAAACTCTGTTGATTTTGTTCATCCAGTTTTCAAATGCTGAACGAATAGCAAAATCTGTATCATTAATGACGGTTACTGTCCAACTTTCGAATGTTCTATCGCCAGCAACTTTTAATGTTCTTCCTCTAAAGGGAACATCAATTGGTGCAACGTTAGATGCTGGTAAATTTGCACCCTTGACTAAAAATCTTGCCTTATCAAGAACATTAGTGTCTGCTTGTGCAATATCTGGGAATGAAAGAACAACCTCAAAGAGATTACTTCTAGCACCACCACCTGTTAACTTACTTTTAAAGTCAGTAATCTTTCTTAGTGGAGGTGGATTTAATTGTTGTCTAGTTGCCATGGTAGTTTAAACCTCTAAATTAAAAGTTTCCGATTACTTCTTCAAAGTCAACACCAGTCTTGGTGGCAATAAAGTTGAGACCAATGAAGTTAATTGATCTTGCAGGTTTGATGTAAATATCGGCAACAAATTCATTGTTGTCGATTACAGCAGCAGTGTTGTTTGTTTCATCACAAATAACAACATAGTCAAAGATTCCTCTCTTAGCTTGGACATCGCGTAAGAATGGTTCAATGGTGTTTACAAAGTTAGTTCTTGTAATCTCATCATTGAATTCAAAGAGAGCGTCTTTCGCTGCCTGAGAAATTGCATTCTCAAGATAGATAAACAGACGACGAACGTTGATTCTATCAAATGCTGACGCCTTACCATATCCAGTCTTATCACCAAATAGAATAATTCCTGCTCCAGGTGAGAAGATTATTGGATTGATTCTATTTGAGTAGAGTCTGTCTCTTTGAGTCTTAGATGGGTTATATGCAAGTTTGACCGCATTGAGGATAGCACCTCTTGATGTACCTGCAGGAGAATACCAAGCAAAGTTGTTGATATCATTGCGAGCACAAAGACCTGCAATATCTCCATTCAATGGAACATATCTGAATGTATTTGAGAACCTATCATACATGTACTTATAACTACTATCAAATACTGCATAAGTTGATGATGCAACAGATGCATAAAACTCAATTACATTGTCAGTAATATCAGCGGCAGATCTTACTGTTACTGAGGTTTGGGATGAAGTGTCTGAAAGTGCTGCTCCTCTGTATGGAGAAATAAATGCGACTGCATCTTTTCTCAGTTCGGCAACAGAAATTAATTTATTTGCGAGTGCTTGTGCATCATTGATATTGTAAGCAGCAGATCCCATTAGGAGGAAATCTACCTTAAAGTTTTCTGTATTTTCAAATAAATCATATCCATCAGAAAGTTCTGCTAAAGATGCAGTTAATGATCCTGCGGTAGTTATTCCTGCCTGACCATGGTAATCTAAACCTCCTGCTAGGGTATTCGTTGAAGATCCTGCAGCAGCAAATGTAATTCCATTTGCTTCTTGGTTCCAAGCAACATCTGACTCAAGCGCAAATCCAGAACTATATCCAGTAGTTACAATTCCTGTTGGAGAATTAAGACCGAAGATGTATTCTGAATTATTTGCAATATACTTTCTCCAGTATGAAGGATTTCCAACTGAGAACTCTGCATCAGATGCCTTAGAAAGTGCAAGGTGCTTCTCAAGAATTGTTCCAGCATTTCCAGTTACTTCACCTAAAGCATCAATAACCACAACGTGAACTTCATCAAATCTTGAGTTTCTTGCTGCAGCGTAAGCAGAAGTTCCAGGCCTTGGAGCAATATTATTCCAAGAAATGGTTGAATTATTTGTAAGATCTAGTGTTTGCTGATCAAACCAATCAAGTCTTCCAGTGTATGTAGTTGTTCCTGCTGCAACTGTTTGTCCATTCGTGTGAATTGCAACACTTCCACTTGAAGAAAAAGCATAAAGACCAGAAGGTTGATAATCTACTTCAGTTTCAGTTCCACCAGCAGAAACATGGGAAAGTACTTTTACATATATGTTAGTTCCTGATACTTGAGTAATAATGCCTTTCAGATATCCATCAAGAACTGAGGTAGTACCAGCACCAGGATTTACTCTACCTACTACAGACTGAGTAACACCATATCCAACTTGAATAGTTGTGATCCCAGATACTACTGAAGTGTTAACACCAACAATAATTTGATCCGCTTTGGAGTCAATAATACCAACTTTGATTCCGTTTGACCAAGAACCTGGGTTTCTTGCAGCAACTACAACACCTGCAAGAGTATTCTCATCATACCCTAAAGCATTATAGTGGTCTAAACTATCAATTTTAACGCTAGTTGCTGCACCAACAGTAGTTGGAACAAAACCATTTCTTAAATCGTTGTCATTTGCTCTTACAACTCTTAATGCCCCACCATACGCTAAGTATGAGGAAGCAGTCAACCAATGCTCATAATGTTTGTCTGTTGAATATGGTTCTCCAAAATTGACGAGTAAATCATTTTCATTTTCTACTAGGGTTGGTGAATCAATTGGACCTTTTGCAAAAGGAGATACAATTGCACCAATTTTGTCAGATGAAGGAGTAGTTCTTCCAATTGTTAAATCAATTTCTCTTACTACAATTCCAGGAGATGCTAAATTTAGCGGCATCTTTATTCTCCGTACTAACCAGAATTATTCTAAAAGTATTTATAAATTCCCTTATCTATAATCCCACATATAAGACCGATCACCATATTCATCAACATTCCATACTTCTAAAGCATTATTTTCATTTTTTGATCCGGCAAATATCCATCGATCTCCAGTTTCTTCATCAATAGTAACACTAAAATCATCCAATCCATCTGCAATAAAACCAAAGGGTGACATATCCTGTTCTATTTGATTTTTCTGTTCCTCATAAATTCTTTTACGAACATCGTTGTTCGTCATTTCTTTAAAATAATCTTGAGCAACTAACCAAGAAAAAATGACCAAACACATTGCCAAATCATCATTACATCCTTCTTCTGCCTCAAATGAATTCTTTCTTTGAATAAAAGTCGTTAGTTCTGAAATAATATCATAATCCTTTACGAGTAACTTATCATCTTCAACTAATGTTCTTAGGTTGGAACACCCCAACTTTTTCACGGCAGCAGTCATACGAACTCCAAGTTGGGATTTCTTACCACTAAATCCAGAACCCACAATCTGACCAGCACGACCTCTCATTGCACACATTAACACATTATCATATTCCAAATCAAAGTGTAAGATACTCGCCACCTGATCTCCAATATCATTCACTTCAATCAATAACCAAGCATCATTATAACCCTTTGCTACTTCATGAATAATACTTGGAAATAGCATTGGTTTAATTTCATTATTTTTATATTTTGCTACAATCCTGTATGGAAAATTGGTAATATCAAAAACAATAAATGCGGAGTAATCATTACCAATACCACGAGCAACGTCTACTGTGATTAGATAATTATTTTCCTCTTTCGGATGCTCATAAACGTCTAGTCCAGCATTTCTTTTAAGTGGATCATCATAGACAAGAGTTCTTAATTTTGCTGCATTAATTAATGTATCGACAGATCCTAAGAATTCGCATTCAAATTCAACCTTGAATTGTTGCTCACTAGTGTTTGCAATCGTCTGCTCTTTCCATTTAGCGTCTCTACCAGGCACTTCAGACCAATGGACATCTGTGGGCACATATTCGTTCTTGCCCCTCTCAGAGTCATGCCACATGCGGTAGAAGTGGTTCATACCGCGAGGTGTAGAAACAATAATTACCTTTGTGCTTTGACCAGAAGAAATAGTAGGATAAACAGAGGCAAAGAAGTCATCAGCAATGTGATTCGGGATGAACGCGAATTCGTCCAAAAAGATGACATTATAGGATCCGCCTCGGACAGCAGATGAAGAAGTAGAGTTTGATGAAATTTTTGATCCATTTTCTAATTCAAGTGATCCTTTGTTCCAAGATATAATGCCCTGTTGCATCCACTTGGGTAGATTCTCATAAGCAAGTTGTAATCTTCCAAGAAGGTCCCTTGCAGTGGATGCTTTGTTCGCTAGGATGGCAATATTAACATTATCGTTAAAAACGGCGTAGTGAAGCAGGTAGGACACGCAGGTGGTTGATTTACCAGTCTGCCGTGGCATCTTACAAATGTTAAATCTATTCTCGTGGAAGTTTCTTACAAGTTTCTCTTGAAATGGATACATCTCAAAAGGAACAAGACCGTGATCCAGAGAAACGATCTTAATATAGTTTTTTGCGAAATATACAGGATCTTCTTTACACTTCAAGAACTCAATAATTTGTTCTTCTGTGAATTGAATCTGAGTATTTGCTCTTTTTAGGTTGGGATTGCCTAAGTAAATATTGTCAGACATAAAAATTACCTACTAATTTCTTCCCAGTCCATTGATGCATGAATATCTGCACCATTGGCATCAGAAGCACATACGATAGAAAGTTCATAAGATGTTCCAGTTAGTGCATTTCTTTCCAATTGAAACTTGAATAATGCCTCTTTAAGAATATCTACTGATGATGAACCTTGATTGGAACCATACGTATATCCAGATGCTAATATTCTTCCACCAGTATAAGTTCCTCCACCAATCTTATATTCAACAGCACTATCGCCACCAGCATCATTCCAAGTTCCACCATTAGATGTCCCACTTGCTCTTACTTGCCAGTTATAAGTTGCATTGTTTGTAATACCTAAAATAGAAAGTGCAGTTAGAATTACGATTGCATCTAATCTATTTGGTGTTGCTTTAAGACGAATTGATGCGACTGTATAATATGTTCCTGCCGTTGTTAAATCAATTCGTCTTAAAGCAA